TATCCGCACCGCTTTTGTAGCGAAACCCGGCTGCCGCTTTTATGTGGCGGACTTCTCTGCCATCGAGGCAAGAGTCATCGCATGGATCGCCGGAGAGCATTGGCGGCAGGAAGTTTTTGCAAAGGGCGGTGACATTTACTGTGCTTCCGCTTCGCAAATGTTCCATGTCCCCGTGGAAAAGCACGGCGTGAACGGGCATTTGCGGCAGAAAGGCAAGATTGCTGAGCTGGCTCTGGGCTATGGCGGCTCCGTGGGTGCGCTGAAAGCAATGGGCGCACTGAACTACGGCTTGCAGGAAGAAGAGCTGAAGCCGCTGGTGGATGCGTGGCGTCTGTCCAATCCCCACATCACAAAATTCTGGTGGGATGTGGACAAAGCTGCTTCCATCTGCGTTCGGGAACGGACTGCCACAGAGACACACGGCATCCGCTTTTACTATCAGAGCGGCATGATGTTCGTGGAGCTGCCCTCCGGCAGACGGCTCGTGTATGTGAAACCGAAGATGGGCCTGAACCGCTTCGGCAACGAGTCCGTGACCTATGAAGGTGTCGGCGAACAGAAAAAGTGGCTGCGGCTGGAAAGCTACGGACCCAAATTTGTGGAGAACATCGTCCAGGCAACAGCAAGGGACATTCTTGCGGAAGCCATGCTCCGGCTGAATGCCGCCGGATACCGCATCGTCATGCACGTCCACGATGAAGTGGTCATCGAAGCTCCGCCGGATACCTCTTTGGAGGATATCTGCTCTGTCATGGGACAAACGCCCACTTGGGCTTCGGGGCTTCTGCTCCGGGCAGACGGATATGTCTGTGATTATTACAAGAAAGACTGAGGTGACCCGATTGAGCATCGACAAATACAATTCCGAACGCTATTACGACCCCACCGCCTACGAGGCGCTGACGAAAATCGAACAGGAAGCCAAGGCACTCCGAGTCTTCCGTCCTGTGGTGTATATCTGCTCTCCGCTTGCCGGGGATATGGCGAAGAACCAGGAGAACGCCCGCACTTACTGCCGCTTTGCCGTGGATGCCGGATGCATCCCCATTGCGCCGCACATCTATTTCACCCAATTCATGAACGACAATGACCGCAAAGAGCGTGACCTGGCGCTGTTCATGGACATCGTCCTGCTCTCCAAGTGCGCCGAGCTATGGGTGTTCGGCGAGAAGATCACAAGCGGCATGAGCATTGAGATCGAGAAGGCCAGGCGGAAGGGTCAGCTTATCCGCTATTTTACCGAAACCTGTGAGGAGGTACGCAGATGAAGATCGCAGTCGGCAACAGCCGCATGGATAAAAAGTGGAAGAACCAGGACATCTCCTGGGCGGATCTCTGCGCCCGGTGCGGCAGCACCATCCGCACTACGGAAACGGTCGAAGAATACCGCAAGCTCAAAAAGGGTCAGCAGGACGGCATCAAGGACGTGGGCGGCTTTGTAGGAGGTCATCTTCGGGAAGGTCGCCGCAAAAACGGTATGGTGCTGTGCCGCTCTCTGCTCACCCTGGATATGGACTACGGCACCCCGGACATCTGGGACGAAATCACGCTGTTCCACGATTTCAAGTGCTGCGTCTATTCCACCCATAAGCACACACCGGAGCATCCCCGTCTTCGTCTGCTCATTCCGCTGAAACGGGAGATCAGCGAAGAAGAATAGACGGCAAGGACGGCATCCTTGCCGACTGCCGCCTGATGCAGACCACACTGACGGACTGCACAGGCATTGACGCGGAGATCGAGCGCCTGCTCACGGAGGTCGATGTGGTGACCGAACTGACCCGGCGCTGCATTTCTGAAAACGCGCAGTCGTCGCAAAACCAGCAGGAATATACCGCCCGGTACAACAGCCTTGTGGAGCGGTACGAAAAAGCAAAAGTGCAGCTTGAGCAACTCCGCGCCACGAAGACTGCACGGGAAGCCCAGGCAAAAGCCATTGGTGCATTCATGTTCGAGGTGCAGGAAATGGATGTCCTCACCGAGTTTGACGAGAAGCTCTGGCTGGCCGTCATTGACAAGGTGACCGTTCACGCCAATGGGCGGATGAGCTTCCGCTTCCGCAGCGGAACAAAGATTGACGTATAA